TGATCTTTTTACAATTAATAACTTTAAAGACAAAGCAGAAATATATGTAGGTGCTTTATATAACGGTGCTTTACCAACCGCAGATATAAAATCAGCGTTAAATAAATTTACACAAAAAGGAATAGACGATGGCACGTTTACTGCAGACGATGCAATTAAAGTTGTACAAGATTTAAAATTTCAATTTCAAGATAGAGCACAGAAACAAAGATTACGTGATGTAATTATTGAAGGCACTGGAACTATAAAACCAGAGGAGATGGCTGACGGTGGACGAATAGGATTTTCCGAAGGTCTATCAGAAGCCTTACTTAGGCGAGTCGATAATACTAAAGGAGTAGTTTGGATTCCTAAGAAAAAAGAATTTAAGGTTAGAAACTATTCAAGAGCGGAAGATGCTAAAGATACTAGATTTAAAATATCTGATTATCCATCTGCAAAAGATGCTTTTGAAGCAGCTAAAGATTTTCATTATGATACTGTTTTAAGTCCAGACGCTAAAAAAGCTAGAATAGCAAAAGCAAGTGAAGAAGCGGCTATTAAAAAAAATGCTTATACAAAAGAAATAAATAATTGGACAGAAAACTGGTTTAGAACAAACACTAAAAATTACACCATATCTCAAGCTGATAAAGCTATGAAAGATTTAATTAAAGATTATAAAAATTCAGAATTAAATAAAAGACCCAACCCTGGTAAACCATCAACACTTAAACCAGGGGGAAATATTTATCCAAATATAGGAAGACTTTCTTCAAATACCTCTGTAGATGCAAACGCATTACGAATGAATAATGTTCCACCTTTGACTGGAATAGGTAAAGAAGCTAATCCAGAAAATTTTTTTAAATCTTTATTTTATTCTCAAAAATTAGTTGATGACCCTAAATTAAAAAAACTTACATCTGAATATTTAGATTTTGTAATAGAGGACAAAAGTAAAATTACTAACGCAGATAAAGCAAATAGATACGGTAAACTATTAAGCAATCCTAAATTAAATGAAGTTAAATTTTTATTAAACGAAAATGCTTTGAAGGGAGCTGGTCAGAATAAACTATTTGTAAGTCAGTTTCCTCAATATAAAGCTTATGTAAATAAAACTGCTAAATCTAATTATGCAATATCTATTAAAAAAATAGAAGATACTTTAGGTTCTAAAGTGCTAAAAGAAATAATGGGAACAGATAGCATTATAAAATTTATGAAAAATGAAAGAGATGCTCTTAAAAAAATATTTGATTCTACACCTCTTACAAAAGGTAAAGTTGCACAAAGTTCTTTGGGTTACAGTACAGAACATATTTTAGGTATAGCTGATATTTCTAGAATGAAAAATAAAAACGAAATGGCCAAAGCCTTAAAAGTAATTACAGGTATGACTTCAAAAAGGAATTCAGAACTTGGTAGAAAAGGTTTTAATAATCTTAGAAAATATTTAATAAATCAAATAGACAAAGGTGTTGATCAAAAACAAAATTTAAAAAGTTTAAATAAATTAATTGCAGATAATACTGACATCAAAGGGGAGGCTGGTAAAATTGTTAATGGTAAATTTAGATATAATGAATCTGTCTTTAAGCAAACTCAAAATCAAAAACAAAGATTCTTTAATTACTTTAAAGAATTATTTAATATCCCTGAAGGTAGAACAGAAATTTTAAAACAAGCTAAAAATAATCCAGAACTTGCTAAAATAGTTTCAAAACTTAAACCAAATAAATCTGGTATGTATTCTTTCCCTGCACAATTAGAAATGGTTGAAGTACCTACTTCAGTTTCCAAAGCTTTAAACGTTGCAGGAAAAGTTGTTAAAGCCGCAGGAAAAGCAACTGGAGTTGTAGAGCCAGTGTTCGCTGTTTATAATTTTTCTGAAGCAGTAGACAAAGGAGCATCACTTGGTCAGTCAACTGGATATGTGGTTAATAAATTTTTTGAAGATGTAGTTAATATGCCAGCCTTAGTCTATGGTGGTGGTAAATATGTTAAAGATAAATTTGCAGGAGAAGATGCTAAATTTGAATTACCTTATGAAGCTACATTTGCTAGAGACAAATTACAAAAAACTATAGATCAAACAGATCCTAAAATATTAAAAGCAAGAATAGCTAAAAGAGATTTTGATACGCAGGTAAGACCTAACTTAACTATGGTTGATGATATAGATATACCTGCTTCAAAAGAAGAAATAGATAAAGCTAAAGACGTCTTTATGAAAGAAAAAGACGTTGATTTATCTGTGTTAGATAAACCTAAAAAATCAACCTTTGGAAAATACAATGAGCAAATCAAAGACCTCGTCTTCTAGTTATCCCAAGTATTGGCTCTTGCCGCCTGAATCAGGACCCACGCCTCAGGGGTTGAATATTAATTATAATACTGTTAAAACAGTCAAATTGGAGAAAATAAATGGCAGACAAAATAGACAAGTCCTTGACGCAAGGACCAAGAGGCAGCGTTAGTATTCCAGGTGAAGAAGAGATTACAGAAGCAGTAGAAACTTCTGTTGAAGCCGAAGAACAAGCACCCGGACCAGTTGAAGTAACAGAACAAGATGATGGATCAGTAGAAGTAGATTTCGATCCAAACGCAGCATCACCCGAAGGTGGTGATGAGCATTACGCAAACTTAGCAGAATTTTTACCAGACGAAGTATTAGATGAATTAGGATCTGATCTTACAGGTAAGTACAACGACTACAACGCATCTAGAAAAGATTGGGAACAAACTTATACAAAAGGTTTAGACTTACTTGGTTTTAAATACGATATGCGAACAGAACCATTTCAAGGAGCAAGTGGTGCAACGCATCCAGTGTTAGCAGAAGCAGTCACACAGTTTCAAGCATTAGCTTATAAAGAATTATTACCAGCAAACGGACCGGTACGAACACAAGTTGTAGGCGCACCGAGTCAAGAAAAAGCACAGCAAGCAGAGCGTGTTAAAAATTACATGAATTACGAGCTCATGGAAAAAATGAAAGACTATGAGCCCGACTTTGATTCAATGCTCTTTTATCTTCCTCTAGCAGGTTCAGCGTTTAAAAAAGTTTATTACGATGAACTTGAACAAAGAGCAGTATCAAAGTTCGTACCTGCAGATGATTTGATTGTCCCTTATTCGGCTACCTCATTAGACGATGCAGAGGCAGTCATTCACCGGGTTAAAATTTCTAAAAACGATTTAAGAAAACAACAGGTGGGTGGTTTCTATTTAGATATAGAATTAGGTACACCAGGTTATCAAGAAAATGATGTTGAGAAAAAAGAAAGAGAACTTGAAGGTCAAAGAAAATCTAAAGACGATGACATTTATACTTTGTTAGAGTGTCATGTTAATTTAGACTTAGAAGGTTTTGAACACACAGATGATCAAGGTGAGCCGTCAGGAATTAAAATTCCATACATCGTAACTGTAGAGTTAGCAACAAGAAAAGTTTTATCAATTAGAAGAAATTATGAAATTGGAGATCCGAACAAAAATAAAATAGATTACTTTGTTCACTTTAAATTTTTACCTGGACTAGGTTTCTATGGTTTCGGTCTCATCCATATGATTGGTGGTCTGTCTAGAACTGCAACAGCAGCTCTTCGTCAATTATTGGATGCGGGTACGCTCTCCAACCTACCCGCAGGATTTAAAATGCGTGGCATTAGAATCAGAGATGATGCGCAATCTATTCAACCTGGTGAGTTTAGAGATGTAGATGCCCCTGGTGGTAACTTAAAAGATTCGTTTATGATGTTGCCATTCAAAGAACCATCTGCAACATTATTAAACTTAATGGGTATTGTAGTTCAAGCTGGTCAAAGATTTGCATCGATTGCTGACTTACAAGTTGGTGATGGTAATCAACAAGCCGCTGTTGGTACAACGGTTGCTCTTCTTGAAAGAGGATCAAGAACTATGTCAGCTATTCACAAAAGAATTTATTCATCTCTAAAAAATGAATTCAAATTATTAGCACGAGTTTTCAAGTTATATCTACCTCCGGAATATCCGTACGACGTAGTTGGGGGTCAAAGGATGATTAAACAACAAGACTTTGATGATCGGGTAGATATTGTGCCAGTTGCTGATCCCAACATCTTTTCACAAACTCAGCGTATTTCCCTCGCGCAAACGGAGTTGCAACTGGCAACGTCAAATCCACAAATGCATAATATGTACAATGCGTACAGAAATATGTATGAAGCGTTAGGTGTAAAAGACATTGATCAACTGTTGGTTAAACCACAACCACCAGCGCCGTTAGATCCAAGTTTAGAAAACATAATGGCACTATCAGGAAAACCTTTTCAAGCGTTTCCTGGTCAAGATCACAGAGCACACATTACTTCGCATTTAAATTTTATGGCAACGAATATTGCTAGAAACAATCCGATGGTCATGGCTGCAATGGAAAAAAATATTTTTGAACACATTTCATTGATGGCACAAGAGCAGATTGAGTTAGAATTCAGAGATGAATTACCACAAATGCAGATGATGGCACAGAATCCACAGATGCAGATGCAACTACAAGAGATGCAGCAAAGAGTTGAAGCTAGAAAAGCTGTGTTGATTGCAGAAATGATGGAAGAATTCTTAAAAGAAGAAAAATCTATCACTTCACAATTCGATAATGACCCGATTGCTAAGTTAAGAGCAAGAGAATTAGACCTTAGAGCTATGGACAACGAGCGTAAAAAACGAGAAGGACAAGAAAAAATTAATCTTGATCGTATGAAAGCTATGATGAGCCAACAAGAACACGACGAGAAGTTGGATCAGAACGAAGAATTAGCAAAACTAAGAGCTAATACATCTATTGAAAAGACAATCTTGAGCAAATCTATACCCAATGTGGATAAAATGATGCCAAGTGTTGAAATAGAAAAATATGAAGGAGAAAATCGATGAAAAAAATGAAGATGAAGGTAAAGAAAAAGAAAAAATCTTTTCCAGATATGTCAGGTGACGGAAAAGTTACTAAAAAAGACATTTTAATTGCAAGAGGCGTGATTAAAAAACCAGGAATGAAGAAAAATGGCAAAAAAAGATAAAAAATTT